GTTTAAATAAAACCTTGTAATAGTTCTTCGCCTTATCAAAATCATCGTAATAAGGACTTATATTTAAATTAGTCTTTTGTGGCATTTTACTTTAGAATTCCAGGATGATTTTAACGTCTTCTTTTTGTCGAGTATTTCGAGCAATCAGAGGTCTATTGTCTACATAAACAGTTTCCCCTGAGCCTTTATTTATCTCAGATTTAGATAACCCACTTGTAAAAGCAGAACCTAAGTTAATTTGCTTAGTTCCAGATGGATTTGTGGTTATTCCAGTATAACCATTATTGATATAACCTTTAAATCCAGAAGATTTACCCTCAACTACGGGACCATCGGATTTAAAGTCCCAAAACTTACCTTGAGTTGAAATACCAACATAATCTGTATGGTTCTGAGAACCTTTATAATTTAGAGATCTATCTCTAAAGAATTTCAAAACTTTAGTTTCTTTATCAAAGGAAGCAACATATGCTCTTGCTATGTTTCCAGAAGCATCAATTTTCTGCTCTATAACTTCACCAACTTCAGGAGTACCATCAACTTTTTTGGTAACATCATTACTATTTGGTTCATCATTAAAAATCATAGCATCCAATGATGAGAATTGACTACCAGTAAATCCAGCAGCAACTGTACCACCAGTTCCACCAACTGTTGGATTTTTTATAATACCAACTTGAGCAAATTTAGTATCTGTTGGGAAATCTTTAGTTGAATCATCAAATCTAGCATAGATAAGAACCTTATCAGTTCCCAATTCGGTGTAAATGTCATAACCATGACCCTTACTTGGTGGAATTATTGGAATCAATTCTGCTAGAGATCCAGAAGCAGTACTATTAACTGGTCCTAAATCTACCAATCCGTAGGTATATCCTTGTCCACCAGCACTAACTGTTACATCTGATATTACACCTTGATTAACATCAACTCTAGCTTTACCACCATATCCATCACCAACAATATCAACTTCTTGACCTGATAATGTTTGATATGAAGCTCCACCATTTTTAATATAAACATGCTTAATTTGGTTATCATTAACCTCAGAATCACCATTCTCACGAACAGATCTAATTTGAGGATCTGTACTTGTTGACCAATTATTTGGAACAGTAATGTATTCTGTAGAATCAAATTTTATAATATCACCTGGAGAAACACTATAAAGATATTTCCACAGATAACCATCACCAGATCCACCTGCTTTTGATGGTTCTAAATCGGTAAATGTTGGTTCATCTTGTGAAACATTACCTTTTTCATTATCTCCACTAGAACCATTATCAATACAAACATAAACTTTGTAATCCGAGTTCATTACATAATACTCGGAATCATATAATCTATTAGCACTTTTTAATGGACTTGGATTAGAACTACTATAATCATCCCTATAGATCTCATATCTAGTACCCGCTTTCCAATCAACTCTCTTTATAACACGACGAATATTGGCAGAAGTTATCTTCTTACCAAACATCATTGTATCCCCTATATGGGAATTATTTGAAAAACTATCAAGTGGTTGTGGTGGATTAGTATTCCAATTAGAAGACCTACCATACCCTACAACAGTACTTTCTGTAAGTTTTGTTGGATTAGGTAAACCAATAAAAACGTAGTAATTATTATTATCAATAGAATCTACGAAATTACTAGCATTTAATATCCTAAATTGGTCGGTGACAATTGCTGGCATTATCTTGTCTTAATTACACTTTTTTTCTTTATTTATAGACATAATCAAACTTGTAATCTAATAGCACCAGTATTCCTCAATCCTTTGAGGGATCCGAGAGAATAATTTCTTCTTTGAAGAACTGGGAATGTAGATAATCCAGAATCAATAGTTAGTCCAGTTACACCAATTGAAATTGGATTTGCTGCTCTAACTGTATCTGCTCCATATAATCTTCCCCATGAAATTGTTCCTAGAGAAGTTGTTATACCAATGTCAGTTTGGTTATACTGTCCAGTAGATGCCATTCCAACCGTATTGGTTGTACTTAGTATATTACAGGTAATTTCACCTGTCTTATCCGCAGTAGTAATAGCATGGACCTTGTATATATTATCTAAGAACTGAGTACCAATACCAATGAGTGAAGTATCATGACTGTCAATGGATGTAACACCATCACCAATCTTAGTATCTTTAATAGCAATTGGATATCCAACTCTTAAATCACCTGCCTGATTTCCATCAACAGTCTTAAAGAAGAATTTAACAGCAACAGGATTGTTATTTGTACCTGCAGAAGTTGAAATACCAGTGATTATTCCAGTAAATCCTTGAGCAAACTTAAATAACTCAATTTTTTCTGGCTTATATGCAGGTCTTTCAATAATAACATTTGGAATTCCTCCCTGATATAATCCAGGATTAGTAATAGTTACTGATGTAACAGAACCATTTGTAATTGTCGTTGTTGCTGTAGCAGTTGTTCCAATACCAACTCCAATTATTGGTGGAGCTGATAATTTAATAGTAGGAGCAGTAGTATAACCAGATCCACCATCAGTGATAGTTATTGAAGTAACCTGTTCTTGAGGAATAGTGGTAGAAGCCATAGAAACAGTATTAAGCATAGCAGTAACAGATGCTCCTGCTGGACTCTCTGCACCACTTGCTGGTAACATTAATGCGTCAACAGCATCAACTGTAATACCATATCTTTCAGAACTAGGAATGCGAAGTGGTCCTTCCTCATAGAAGAAGAATTCAGCATCATCTACAAATATTCCATCTTGTAATCCAATACCTACACCAGATGTTGTACTAACATCACCAATGATCTTTGCGGTTGGATATACACAAGGTTCAAGAGATTCTCTTGCTTTAGTTACCAATTCACCTGCTATTACCTTATCAATCTTCTGTTTAGTCCAACTAAGTGGTTTATCATCATCTTCATTGATTCCTTGTCCAGTATAGATATCGGTTTCAATTAAATCGGATGATAAAATTTCTTTTACAACTCTTTCTCTATCTTGACTAATAGAATTTGGTAATGCTGGATGACGATAGATTCTAACATCATCACCTGGTTTGATTGTTTCTTGAATATCAATCAACTCAACATCAATTCCTCTTTGTCCAAGATAGAAGAATATATCAACCTTATCACCAGCACCTGGTGATTCAGTAAATGTAAACGTAGTTCCACCTTCAAACTGATATGCAGTTCCTGGTGTCTGTAATACTCCATTTACGAATATTAGTAATACTGCGTTTAGGTTTATATCAGCAGATAATGGATCGGTTTCATCCTTTTCAAAACTGAGCAATTGTCCATTAAAGAATAGAGGGAATCTCTTTCTAGTTCCATTCTGAAGATCTCTAATAGTATCAATAAAGTCTATCTCACCAAATTGCCATGAGGAGAAGTAATCATTGAAGATTTCAATAACTTCTAATTCAAAGTCTTTTAATGGTTCCTCAACTTCAGCAGAAGTAACTAGTCCAAGTGGTGTAAATTTATCACCAACTTTAAATGAATGTCCAGGTCTTGCTATATCGAATTTTGATATTTCAAATAGTGAAGAAGAAATACCTACAGAAGTTTGTGCTGCTCCGACTGTTAAATTAAGTAATAGATTAACACCTGTAGTTGTTGTTTTTCCAATACCAAGTCTAGAAACACCCTTAACAGGGACATTTTCATAATTTGGTTCTGGGATAACAATTTCAGGATTAACATATCCAGATCCACCATTCTCAATGGTAAATTCTAGAGATCCACCAGTTCCATATGGAGATCTACCAACGTCTATACTAAACTTAGTAGTACTTTCAACTGCCTCAATACCAACAGGTCTATTATAAACAGGATCAGTTGTTCTTGGATAAGAATGATTTGTAGCATGACGATCCTTATTACAGGTAAGTGTTAAAGAACCAGCAGCAATTTGAACAGTATTATTTGCTCCCATAATATTTGCTGCTATAGACCTCTCATAACTATGGTCTGATACATTTGTTGAAGGTATATTTACTAATGATTGAACTTCAAACTTCTTAGCAGTAATATTTGAAACTTGTACCCACCTATTAAAGAGAGGATCTCCTTTTCTTGGATAACTATGCTCACTAATAAATCCATCCTTAGCACATGAGAATATTAAAGAATTCTCAGCAATCTTAACATAATCACCATTACTAAATCCATGATTTACATTTGTAGTGACTGTTAATATTCCAACATTTGGATTATATACAGCATTAGTTGTATTTCTAACAGCAGCAGCAGTAAATCCATGAGCAGCAGAAGTCGTAACAGTCATGATTCCACATTGTGGGTCATAATCAACTGTATCTGCCGTGAAAGGACCTCCAACATCTGCGGTAATTCCTTCATACTGATAAGGAATACCAACATTACATGTAATAGTACCACCAGACTGATCTACAGCAGTAATTGCTAATGCTGTATTATATGCTGGATCAGTTGTGCGAGGATATGCGTGTTCTGTAGCATGATTATCAGCATCGCAAGTAAAGTTAAGTGCTTTAGGTGCGATAGTTACAGTATCACTAGTACTGAAAGTGTGTGCTCCTATGGTTAATACCAATACTCCAGTACTTGGGGTATATGCAGCATTAGTAACATCCTTTTTAGTGCTACCAATGGTAACGGCATTGCTTATAGAACTCTTGTATATGTGAGTCCCAATAGAATTTACAAATTTATGAGTATTTGATGCTATCTTAGCAGTTACTATTGCTCCTTTACCAGCACCACCACCAGATCCAACATTAGTTGAAATTGTATCTAATGTTGTGGATACTATTGGTAAGAAAGTATCATATGCAGGATCAGCATTTCCATCACCAGCAACTTGACGAGGATATGGATGATTGCTCATGTAATCATCTTTAGAACAAGTAAACACCATCGATTCAGTAGCAATCTTAAGTGATTTTGTTGCTTTAGCACCATTAGCTGTTGCAGAATCAAATACATGAGCGTAATACCCACCAGATTTAACAGCTCCTGCTGTAGCACTTACAAATGTATGAGGATCAGTGTTTGTAGAAGGAACAGTGTTCAATACCTTTAAGGTTATTGTAGTTGCTGTTACCGATTCAATAGTAATCGCAGTATTATAATATGGATCATTTCCATTAGATCTTGGATATGCTTTCTGAGCAGCAGCACCAGTAGCACCATTATATCCACAACTGAAGGTAATTGATTCTTCTTCCAATTTAACACTTGTACCTGCTGTCAAACTATGAGCACCAATCTCTAAAGTCATTAATCCAGTATTAGGATCATATGTAGTACCTGATACTGGTGTATGTGAAACTAATGGACTTGTCCCAACATTAACTTCAAATTCAGTTGATGTTGCATTAGAAACTAATAACCATTTACCATTTGATGGATCACTTTCTCTTGGATAAGTGTGTGTAGTGGAATTATTATCCATAGCACACTTAAATGTGATTGAATTCTGTTCAAAGTAAACTTGCTCATTATTAGTGAATACTCTTGGTGCAAATACTGCTCCAGCAGTAGCACTAACAAATGTATGAGGATCAACGTTTGTAGAAGGAGTAGTACTCAATACTTTCACCGCAACTGTTCCAGCGACAGTATCTACAGCAGTTATATCTAAGAAAGTATTATATCCAGGATCAGGAGTTCCAGCATTTA